GATGAATTTCAACGAATAACTATTTTAGGAAATCATTCAGGAATACCAAAATTAATTATAGATGACGCGATGAGGTTTCATAAAAAAATATCCGAAGCAAAAACATTCCGAGGATTGAATCGTGATGGTATCATAGCAGCTTCTATATATATTGCTGCAAGAGTCAACAGTTTTCCTAGAACTGCAAAAGAAATCGCACACATATTTCACTTAGACACTAGTGCTGCTACAAGAGGATGTAAAAAACGCAATATCTATTATAAATGAACTTGAAAGTGAAATGGCCAACACAGATAAAACCTCTCTATGTCAGCCTACCCCTGTAACATTTATTGAACGTTATTGCAGCAGACTGAATATTAATACGGAACTTACCAAAGTTTGTAAATTTATAGCATTACGAATACATACAAATAATCTTATTCCTGAAAATACTCCACATTCTATCGCTGCCGGTATTATTTATTTCATAGCACGGTCTTGTAATGTAAGTATTACAAAGAAAGAAGTTAGTACGATTAGTGAAATTTCAGAAGTAACTATAAACAAATGCTACAAAAAAATGTTAGATATGTCCCAAAATTTAATCCCAAAAGCAATTTTAGAAAAATATAATTAATTATAGTATTTTAACCAACATATGTCTGACACAAACACCTTCCATATCGTTTATATATTTTTTGTCCCGGAGGACATATACATGTATTAGATGTTTCGTTATACTGGTCTGCATTCACGCACCATCGAATTGGATAACCTTGATTCGCACAAATATTAGTATTACTTTTGAAATATGAACTAGGAAAATAGTTCGTAAATGGTTCTTTATAAGACAATCTACAATATATGGTTATTAACAATACAGTAATCAGGAACAAGTAAAATACTTTAACATAGTTCATCTTTATATAAGTTACATATTTAATCCTAATTAATTTATAGGTTTTCTTTTTTGAGGTATTCCATTTTTACGCGTTTTACTTTTCGGTTTACTTTTCGGTTTACTTTTCGTTTTACTTTTCGTTTTACTTTTCGGTTTACTTTTCGTTTTACTTTTCGTTTCACTATTTTCTTTAGATTTTGAAGGCACATACTTGAGAAACCATTCTTCATATTCACGTGTATCTCGTTTATTTTTTAATTCTTCATATTTTTGAGTTTTATCGTTTCTCATGTCTTCAAGGGTTTCTTGTTTCCCTATACATTGTAAACTAAATCTTTTCAACGGACCTTTTTGTTGAAGTCTATTAGCAGTTTGTACGTGAAATAAGTATTGAGCCATGCAGTATATTCTATCGTGCTCGTAATACGGTCTGTCTGCATATAAAAAAGCAAGATATATACTAAGCATAGTATCTATTGTCGCTACTTTTATAGTTCGACCTTTTGATTTAATAATATTATAACTATGACACGCGAGAGGTTTGTATACAAACGCCACAGTATCCTCTTCTATAGTTATTTCATAATGTGGAGCTATAATCTCTCCAAAACCAGGTTTCTTATAAATTTTTACATTTTTTAAATCCTTCATCTCGTAATCGCTCTTTTATAATATTTACAGAAGTTTCTGGGTCTTCTGATAATAAATCGAAATCAGGTTGTTTATCTTTGTATTGTATTACGTTTTTCTTAGGCATATATTTGTTGTATACTTTACTAGCATAACCTCAAAAGAATACCAGCCCTTGTTGAATCGCAGTATCTTTCACGGTACTGTAAATATTTCTTGCATCTTCCTTGTGTGCCTTCAAAACTCCTCATAAAATTCATATGGTCGCATTTAGGATTTTTCATAGGATAATGTTTATTTAATAAAGTTAACCGCTTCATAACTTTTTCCCAACGACTCACATCTCCTTTCGGACGTGAAAGTTCCAAATACATAGCCATTCTTAAGTAATCAGGCGGAGCATAATATATACCATTCACTTTTATTCCTTTGTTCTGTATTGCTTTAAATAAATCCTTGGGAATATACGTAATATCTGCAACAGGAATAAAATTAACAAATACTTTATATGTTCCATGATGAACCCCTGCTTTTGCTTCTATTTCTGTATAACCTTCTTCTAGATAAATATCTGCCAGTTTTTTTGCATCATTTAAAGCATCTGCACTAAAGAAATCATAGTCAGGTATTTCTATATCTTTATCATAAAATTGGTCGTTAACTGGAAGTATATTATTAATTGCGGTGCCTCCATAGCATACTAGTCGTTTTTTACGTAAAAACCGTTCTACAATTCTAATAATATTCTGTACTTCTTGTGAATGTGTAAGACTACGAGCTGCTTTCTCTTGTGCTTTATCTACAGCAGCTCTTAATATTTCTAATTCTTTTTCTTCAAAATTACTCATATATATTAAATCATATATTAAAATAGTAAGAGAGTAATAATTCGTGGAAGTGTTTCTTGTTCGTAAGATACGCAGGATTTGCTGTCTGAGGGGGGGGTATAGTAACAGGAATATATCTAAGTGCTTCTGGTTTGAGTGCAAAGGCAGAACCCTTCTTTGCAAAGAAAGCTGAATATACTTCCATATTAGTGTCAAAATTTTGGAAACACATACCTGCAAATTGACATCCGGACGCCCAAGCCAATTGTGCGGAATAATTTGCATTTGTCTCTGATAAATCAGGTATAACTAGTGTCATATTTTTTTATTATAATCTATCAATTCATCTATATCAGGAGTATATTTGACGCCATCAGAATATCTTACATTTCTCATAAATATAGAGTTCGATGCAAGATTTACATATTCGTCGAGATTGGTAGATTCAAACAAAGGATTCGAACGGTCTGCTATTATTAATACTTTTCCCATTATTTCCGATAATGGGACTCCTCCTAAGTTTTTTCCGTGATTTTCATAACTATATTTAGACCCGAGCGTGTATTCCGATAACGTTTCTTCTATAAGTGTAGCCATCTTATTGTAGATTTTTTGATTTGTGCTCATTATTCTAAGATGAATAATTAAAGGGTCACCTGGGTTCGGACAAGTACTTCCTGAAAATGCATAATCTTTTATAATGTCCATAGCATCACTAAAAAGAACACTATTGTATGTTTCCTTAATACTATAATCATCCACAGAAGAGGTAGCAATCACAGGTGTATCATTCAACGAATATACTTCAAAATCAATACATCTTGCACCCTGTTTAATTACATTTTTAAGGGCACATGCGTTTACAAAATCATTTTTAAATTGTCCGGCACAACACGCATTATATGCAGTCATTACATAATAATCTCTTAGTTTATAACTATAATCTGGGTTGGACGTATTAATAGTATGAACCATACCATAATCTTTATACAAATTATTCATATTAGTACAATTCGCTTTATTAAGCGTACTTTTACCGTACGCCCAATAAATAATCATAACTATAAGTATTAAACATAGTGCAAAAATAGAATATTTAGCAGCATTAGCTCCACTCATAGCATTCGTTAGCATTTGCTGCATCGCTTTAGGAGCAGGAGTATTTACATTTTCATTCATAATATAATATATTGTTATTATTTTAATAACTTAAACCAAGTTAAATATTAATCACAATTTATTATAATGCCTGGTGGACTACTCAACCTTATTGCGTATGGTAATCAAAATGTGATTCTTAATGGCAATCCAAGTAAAACTTTCTTCAAAACGACCTATGCAAAGTATACCAATTTTGGTCTTCAAAAATTTCGAATTGATTTTTCCGGACAGAGAACATTACGAATGACAGAATCTTCTGTATTTGATTTCACCGTTCCAAGATATGGAGATTTACTTATGGATACATATTGCGTAGTTAATCTTCCTAATATATGGAGTCCGGTGATGCCTCCGCTTGTCAACGATGAAACCTCAACAACGTGTTCTATTTTACAAAAATGGCAACCATATGAGTTTAAATGGATCGATAATTTGGGGTCTCAAATGATCGAAACGGTAAGATTTACGGTTGGCGGTGTGGTTATACAAGAATTCTCGGGACAATACCTTACAAATGTTGTGGAGAGAGATTTTAGTGATGTTAAAAAAAATTATACTACGAAATGACAGGAAACGTGGATGAACTTAATAATCCTGCTTACGCTTACGGAAGAACCGGTCAATATCCAAGTGCTTTTTATGGTGGTAACAACGATGCTTCTGCTACAGGAACAATCGGTGGTGTACCTTATCCAACAGTATACGCCAGTACTGGAAGTGAACCATCACTTCGAGCTAGACAATTGTATATTCCTTTAAATATATGGTTCACTCTTGCGGCTAAAATGGGGTTTCCTTTAGTCTCTCTACAATACGCAGAACTCAAAATTGAAATTACTATAAGACCAGTACAAGAATTATTTACTGTAAACCAAATATATTACCCAAATGATGTTGACCTAGAATATGCTGCAACAGGGGTTCCCATCCAACCTAATTTTAATGATAGTCGATACAGTTTTTACCGATTTCTACAATCTCCTCCAAGTGTAGATATATCCAATAGTGATGTGTATGAAAACAAACAAACCAATTGGAACGCAGACATACACTTATTATCGACATATGCATTTTTGACAGATGATGAAGTTAGATTATTTGCGTCGGAACCACAATCCTATCTTGTACGCCAATCTTATACCACCACTTATGAAAACGTGATAGGTTCAAAACGTGTTGATTTGAATAGTTTGGGGATGGTCTCTAACTGGATGTGGTTTTTTCAAAGAACAGATGTTAACGAGAGAAATCAGTGGTCTAATTATTCTAATTGGCCGTATGATTATATGCCTTCTTCTGTTATTTTTGCAAATGAAGATACTTGTAGTGGTATAACGAAAACCGACTCTTCTACTTTATATCCACCGTTCATTTTATGTTCTGATAATTGTCTTCCATCATTATGGAATACTGGACCATTCACGCCGTTGAATACAAAAAATATTATGGGTACATGGGGGTTGTTATTAGACGGCAAATATCGCGAAGATACGCTACCCTATGGTGTATTAGATTATGTAGAAAAATACATAAGAACATCCGGTGCAGCACCAGAAGGAGTATATTGTTATAATTTTTCTTTACGCTGTGACCCATTTGATTTTCAGCCTAGCGGAGCGATGAATATGAGTAAATTTAGCACAATACAATTTGAAGTTACTACCATACAACCTACCCTGAACGCAAACGTACAATTCACCGCGATTTGCAACAGTTCTGGCGAAACGGTTGCCACACAAATGCCTCAATCTGGAATTTATAATTATCAATACAATATGGTGGTTATGGAAGAACGATATAACGTTTTAAAATTTCAAAATGGAATGGCTGGATTAGAATACGCGAGATAATATATTTACAAAAAACAGGTATTATGAGGTTGAGGAATAGATTGAGTTGTGAATTGTTTACTTAACTCCATAGATACCTTATAATTATTACTATAGGTATCTATTGCGTTATTTATTGCATAATTTGTCGGGATATGAGTTGCAAATCCATATGGATAGTCGGAAGTTGAAACACGGTGCATACTCGACATATTTTCTCTATCGGGATATATAAAAGAAGTTCTTTCTAAATATTGCATTATATAAGATGCAATTATAACCCACAATAAAAGCATAAATACTTTCTCTAGCATATTATAAGGTTGATATATTATATCGTCTATATATAAATGGCAGATGATAGTGTAGATGCAATTGATGATAAAAATAATACAGAAGATACTTCTTCCGATGATGCACCAGATTGGTCTGGATTTGCTGGTTCTATAATAGTCAATTTTCATAATTTTTTTATTATTGATACTAATTGGAAGTAATTTTGTTTTTTTAGTCCATTTTAGTTCATTAGACTTAGTGTTTCCTACAGATATTAACAAATATTTGCCTAATAGCGCACCTGGAAACAAACCTCAGACTGGCGGAGGTAAGAAACAAAAAGGAGGTAACGCAAATTTTGTTTCATACGCGCAGAAATTATCCGGACAGTCTTTTGATTTACTTAAATCGTTGGGATACACAAATAAATTAAATGGATGGCCGTATTCGATGTATAAAAAATCAGCAGAAGAATTTAGTTTGCAAGAAGTTAAAAATTGGTTTGCATTAACCGAGGCAAATACCTATATAACCTATCGTAAAGTAATGCATATGATTTACACAGGTAGTAATAAAGACAAAGGGCTTCTGAAATCTGTTCCTGACCCCGGTTTATATATTATAGGTATAATCATACCCGCGGTATTGACCGGCTTAATCGTACCAGTAATGACGTTTCTAAGTACAATCTTTTTTAGTTTCACTTCTGAAAAAATGGGATGGGTATATACCCTATTAGGGTTTTTTATTCGTTCTTTTACTAGGATATGTAAATGTTATTCTTCATCAATTGTCAGTTATGTTTTAATGTTTTGATTTTACCTTTGATTATTAATTATCAAACCGTTTTTAATATAGCGAATCGTAATTCTAGATGGTTAAAAATGGTATTTGGAATTTTTATACTATTCTCTGCTTTTAGTAAATTAGATAATGCTACTGCAGGTGTAATGGCGGTAGCATATCTGTTATGGCTCATAAAAGAAATCTTTTTTTAATTTAAAGGTATTACGTGATAAGTGGTAATAGACATGGTAGAACAACAAGTATTTCGGTCAATTCAGTTAGATCCATCGAAATTTTATGGATTTGCCTTTTACAGTAATAAAAAAGGTACTTGGCCTAATGAAACATACTGGACCGAAGAACCAATTGAATATTTAGGGAGATGGATATCTTCTGATAGGTGGGGATCTCGTGATCAGAGTGGTGGTGCTGAAAATTTCGAGCATAAGCGTATTGTATATGATTACGAAGGCAAAACAAGTTTTGTTGAAATGTCCGAACAATAACTTTATCGGAATAATATATAATAATAGATATAAATATACAAGTTATTACTATATAAATTCCTTATAATATGACATATAAGGAAAATGATTTTACAACATGGCCAACCATTCCATATGTCAGCGTTTGCACCCCTACATTCAATCGTCGTTCATTTATCCCTATGTTAATAAAATGTTTTAATCATCAAACGTATCCAAAAGATAGAATCGAATGGATTATATTAGATGACGGTACCGATAAAATAAACGATTTGGTTTCAGACCATCCAAATGTGAAATATTTTTCTTACGATGAAAAAATGACGATTGGTGAAAAAAAGAAACGTAATACATAAAAAAACCCAAAGGAGATATTATCGTTTATATGAATGATGATGATTATTATCCACCAGAGAGAATTACACACTCCGTTTTCAAGTTATCCAATACACCAGACGCGTTATGTGGAGGATCTAGTATTATGTATATGTTTTTTAAACACAATATGAAAATCTACAAAATAGGACCATATGGAGATAATCACGCCACCACAGCAACCTTCGCATTTAAAAAAGAATTGTTGAAAATTACTAACTACGAACCGAAAGATGCTATGAGAGAAGAAAAATCTTTTTTGAAAAATTATACTTTACCTTTGGTGCAATTTGACCCCTTCAAAACTATACTAGTCTTTCCACACAAACATAATGCAGGTGATAAAACAACGCTTCTTGACTGTACGAACAATCCTAATGTAAAAGAAACCGGACTAAATATTGATTATTTTGTTAAAGATCCACACATTAAACAATTTTTTCTAAATGAAATCGATATTCTTCTCTCGAGTTACCCCGCAGGCAATATCCGTATGAAGCCTGATGTAGTAATGCAGATGCTTGACGTGGAAACGCAACGGAGAATGCGTGCAGAAAATCAACTTATGATCGGAAGCAATAGTCCTTATGTTATGTTTCAACCTGAAAATGGTGATCCTATGCGTATGACTATCGATGAATTACTTCAATTATTGCGCAAACAACAAAGCATGTTAAATCGTCAAATTACAGAAATAAATGGATTAATACAAGAAAACACACGTTTGAAAACTCTAATATCAGATTAATTATGTTATATTGTTTAACCACTTAAACATAAAATAGCTATCATATATACAACTACATAGCCTCCAGAAATGCCAAGCACGCCTTTCGACTATGATGAAGCCAGCTACGACCAGGATACGTTTTCGGAATCAAACAATCATTTTTATTTTCCTAAACGTAAACGACTATACTATCCTACCAAACTGCGTTGTCGTGTAGTAAATGCTAAAACCGGACACGTGTATCCATTTTGTCAGGGGTCGTTTGAAGAATTGCAATTGTACAAAGTTATTGATTCTACTGCTAAATGTGATGCAAATGGGTTTTTGCTTTCTCGGTCAGACCCTGTAAACAAAGACCCCAATTTTCTGTATTATGATAATCCAGTACAATTTATACGACACCAACGTATTGAGTCTTCTCAAGAAAAGTGGCAGGCACAGAAAGCTAAGTGGCAGGCACAGAAAGCTAAGTGGTACGCAAATAACCGTAGGATGTTCCCTCCAAATGGGGGATTTATAAAGTCTGAATGGGAATTGATTAAAGCAGAATAAATTGCTTATTTTATTATTTTAAACAAACACTAAAATAATAAAAGTATTTACATATCGTCATCCTCATCAATATCAATATGAATAGGATTTTTCGTATATTTATCTATATATCTATAGATACGGTTGATATCTAATTTGCATATGTCATATGTTTGGAACACCTCATAAATCTCGTCATCAGAATAAGAATTTCTCAACTCTAAAAAATACGAAAATACGTCTTTTTTATCCATGCTCAATTGTTGACATATATTTTGTATAAAAGTATTGTTGTTGTATTCTGTGCTATATTTGGTCAAAACCTTAGTGAAACGTATATCCGTTGGATTATATTTTGGTTTTTTTGTAAACGTTTCGTGATAAAGTTTGTTGGTATGGAACGTTTTTATAAGAGAACTTATTTCGTTAAATTGCCAAATTTGTTTTTGAAACGTGATACGGTCTATGTAGTCCGCAAAACATATGAGATTTAACGCCTTTTGATAAAATGGAATTGCCTTTTCAGGTGGTAACTTACTAAGAGGGTCCACAATATTTTCGTGCCATAACAACCCCACAATAGTTCGGTCCGTTTCATTTATAGTATGAATATGGTTCTCCATAGTTATTTTATTGTTTATTATTCTTTTTGTAATTTGTTTTGTATCTTCATTATACGATTTTTTTTTGAAAACTTTTGATATGATTTGATCGTTGAACTTTATATTATTTTCCTTATATAAATCTAATAATGCGGAAAATTTCCTCAAATCATTATTTATATACTCTTTTATATTGGATATAAAAGATGTATTAATGATTGGCATACTCGCTTTTATTAACTGTGTCATTTCTACATCTGTAGGTGGTTTTAATTCTACACTCGTACACACTTTCATTAACTCCTTTATTTTTTTGTCCATATGATAATTTCCAATACAAACGATTGGATTACACGTTGAATCTTCTAATTTTTGTTTTTTGGTCTTTTTTGGTCGGATTAACTTAATTAATGCATTTATTCCGCCTTTGTCTCCGTTATTCATACCATCGATCTCATCCATCAAGATTGCAATTGGTTTTACTTTTGATGTAAACATACTTAGTACATTTCTATCCGACATATTCTGCAAGGTGATATTTTCTATGATGCTTTTATTTCTAATATCTCCAGCGTCGTATTTTATAATATCATACCCTAATTCTTCCAATACATTTATGGTAAATAACGTTTTTCCTGTTCCTGGTGCGCCATATATGTATATACCACGCTTTTGAAGCGTATCTGTTTTGTTCGATTGAAAATCATCAAGTGCTTTTTTATTTTTTGAACGCAACTTTCTCTATTTAATATTTGATTAAAATTTATTTGTTCCATAAAGGGTGTTCTATGATGTGGATTTGTTTTTTTATGCCTTTTTAAACCTATAACTACAAAAAAAATGACGGGTCTCTCATTTATTTACGACATTCTATAAATATAAACTTGTTTTTTTCGTATTATAATATTATAATGTCAAAAAGTCAGTCGACTTTTAGTGCTGGCAACGCAGGAGCATCCACATTTATTAACTTAAACGGAAATCTGGGCGGTGGTAATAAAAAACAAGGTCTTCCTCCGTCGATAGGTCGCATATCTGATCTTGAATACGGTAGAAGTTATGGGGCGGAAAGAAATGTAGTATTTTAATATAAAATCAAATAGGTGGTGTAGGTAGAGGAAAAAGCATGTTTCAATCAAATGCAGATGGTGTGTATATCCCTAACTCTAACATAGTTACTTCGTCTAATGTATTAGGTGAAACTATAGTTCCAACTATAGATGAACCTTAGGTGAAACTGTAGACTCATCGTCCGACACATTTGTAGCAACTGATTTGAATATACAATCTGCAGTAGATGCATATATTGCTGGTGCACCTAGCAGTACGATGACTGTTTTTTAAACGAGAATCCAGGAACAACCTCCGCAGAAGTAATGAATATTAGTAATTGGAGTACCTCTCAAGTAACCAGTATGACTGGTTTGTTCGACGGTAAAACTAGTTTTAATGCATATATAGGTAGTTGGGATGTGTCTGGTGTACTGGATATGAGTTATATGTTTCAGGATGCAACCTCATTTAATCAGGACATACGTGAGTGGACAATCTCAAGTGATATAACCGATATGAGTTATATGTTTCAGGGTGCAACCTCATTTATTCAGGATATACGTGTATGGACCGTTCTTGAATCCGGTGGTGAATATGTAGCTAATATTTCTAGTATGTTCCTGAACGCAACTCTTATGTTAAATGAATATAATAGAAATATGGTCCCTGACCCTACAGAACCGGGAACGCCCGGTAGTACTACAAATGCAGCCGGCTATGCATTTTTTAATGCTTCTGATATATACACGCCACCGACGACGAAATCGCTAAACCTAGCATTAAAATATATATACGACGGAGGGACAAGTTCGGGTGTAACTACAACTGATTTTAATAATCTAGCTGGGCAAGCTCAACCTTATTGTACGGTTGATGCGTTATATAATGTATCCACTTGGAACGTTAAATATATAACCGCCCTCCCATATGCTTTTTCTTATAATGCAGTGTTTGATGATATTACTAAATGGAATGTCTCTAATGTAACCAATATGTTTGGTATGTTTGAGGATGCACAACAATTTAATCAGGATATAAGTGTTTGGGATATGTCCAATGTGCTTGAAGTGAATTATATGTTTATGGGTGCATCTTCATTTAACTATAATCTAGATGCATGGAACCTAAAATTACCGGTAGTAATATGCAAACTATGTTTATGGGTGCATCAAAATTTAATCAAGATATTAGTTGGGATATGTCTAGCGTAACGGATATGACTAGTATGTTTAATGGTGCAACAGCATTTAACGGAATATAAGCAAATGGGATGTGTCTAGTGTAACGAATATGCCTTATATGTTTAATGGTGCATCAGCATTTAACGTGGATATAAGCAATTGGGATGTGTCTAGTATCACGAATATGAATAATATGTTTAATGGTGCAATTGCATTTAATCAGGATATAAGAAAGTGGAAGGTATCTGAAAGCGCAATGATCGGTAGTATGTTCAAAGGCGCAACTGAAATGATAAGAATATATGGTGACTATATTGATGCAAATGGAACCCCCCTCCCTGGATTTTTACTGGTACATAGTTTGCACCATACCTAACAATATTATATTATTTAGATTAGTATACTCTAATGTTCTAAATAATATTTATCAATACTTTCTAGTTTGTCTACGTTTTCTCCTTTTATTTTTTATTACTACGTTTTGGTCTCTTATTAGATTTACGCTTTTTTTGAACTGCGTCGTCTTCTGCCACCTGTCCCTGCAGCTGCGCGTTCTTCATCACCTCTTGTTAAATAATGATCTAAAAGATTCATATCTATTCCTGGGGGTCCTCGTCGGACAATATGGGGCAGACAAACGAGCTTCATGTGTACTAGGGGCAGGAGTAGTAGTGGCAGGAGTAGTAGTGGCCACAGGAGGGACATAAAGTGGACCGCTCAGTGTAGTGGAGAATCTATCATATACCATCGTAGGATTTAATTCATCAAACAGTTGTCCGTTACTTCTTAAACCTGGTCTTCTACCCTTTTCTAGAATGGTCCTTACTGTATCTCTAAATCCTAATATTTCATAATAATCCCGTCCACGATCAAACAAACCTTATTTTGGTTCCGTCATACCTGACCAAGGATTATCTATTATGGTGTTTTTTTTACGAATTAATTCTTCTTGTGACAATGGTTCTCCTTGCAGTAGTCTTTGAGGCGGAGGTGGTACCATTATATATATAATATTCTATCTTCTATCTTCTTCTAGTTTGTTTACGTCTTTTATTCGCGTTTTTATTAGTTAGTATTGGTCTCTTATTAGGTTTAATATATTTACGTTTGCTTTGCTTACGTTTGCTTTGCTTACGTTTGCTTTGCTTACGTTTGCTTTGCTTACGTTTGCTTTGCTTATTTCTTTTTGTCTTGCTGCGTCTTCCACCAGAACTCCCTTGATTATCATTATCATCGTCATCTCGTCGTCTCTCTTCTTCTCTTTGTCGTTGTGCAACCAGGTCTAGTGTCGCCTGTATATCTTCTTCTCTTTGTCGCTGTCTAATATCATTATCATCGTCATCGTCATCGAGCGGATGGGCTAGCAAAGGATGACGATGACTATCATCACTATCGGAACCATCATTATAATAGTCATCCATAATACCTCCTCTTCCGATACTATCATCATCTCCATCGGATGCATCTTCTCCTGGAAGATATCCAGCAGCTGCTAAACTTTCTTGTATCTGCCGTTCTACTTCATCGTCTGCTGCAGCAGCAATTTGTCTTCCCTCTAAAGAGGACCCCTCTAAAGAGGACCCCTCCGAAAGTAAACGTCCTAAAATGCTAACATTATTAGGAGGTCCGTTATCTGCTAAATTAGATAGTCGCTCCTGTGGCGGTCTAGAGTGGACATCGTATCGTACTTCGGGATTGTCTATATCATATAGTTCACCACCTGGATGATTATTTCTGAATCCAGGTGTACATCCATTCTCAAGAATATTTCTTACCTGTCTTCTGAAATTTGCCAATCGGTAAAACATAGGACTGTTTGGTGGAAATTGGTCTGCTTTAACTTCTGTTGAACCTGAATATGGATTATGTATAATGATATCTCTTTTTTTTTCCTCTTTCAGTTAACAACGGGGCAACCATATTATTATATAATACGCATATAAAAATATTATCTTCTCTGCTTACGTTTGCTCTGCTTACGTTTGCTCTGCTTACGTTTGCTCTGCTTACGTTTGCTTTGCTTATTATTTAAACGCGCTCGTTTAGACCGCTTATACCTTCTTCTACCACCAGCATATCTCCACCGGCTATTTGCGCTAAGAAGCGCCCAAGGAGGAATATTTTGCACCTGTACATCGACATACGGATTCGCTTCTTTAAATGATATAGCATCATCAGTAAACATAATCAATTCATTAAAATCGAGCGGGTGGTGGTCATCTTTGAAAAAAGGAATGCTATTTGGATTTGCTCGTCTAAAACCATTCACATCAAATACTCCTTGATTAATACTGTCTGCAACGGTTTGTTTTATTTGTCTCTTTTCATCATTTGTCATTCTTTCTAGGTGTTGTAGAGGAAACGCTACAGACATTATACAATATATGTATATAATAATTCTAAGAAGGCGATGTTGCATTAGAAGAACACGCATTAGCATTATTCGTTACACCATCCCAAGTAAGATTGCATTTTTTTGCCCACTGACTTTTTCTACAAAGTCCATCAGTGCCCGTCCAAAAAGAACCTGAAAAGTCCATCGTAGTAGCACAACTTGAATCGCCTAAATTCGATTGGCTATTTACACAATTGGACGCATCACCATCGGACATATCTTTCCAATAATCAGGACAATCTGAAACTACCGGTGGATATTGTTTGTTATACTTGCTGCTATAGAGAGAATATCCTATAAATACTAAACAAATGATTAATATAACAATCGCTATTGTCATTGTTATTTGCTGAAAACTGGCCATCTTATATATGTTATATACCTATAATTTTTTCTATCAACTAATTATAATGACTAGTAAAGAACCAAACGGTAGAGTCAATATTATGACTCCTAATACTAACGTGCTATTTTCTATGCAAGACAAAATACCAACGAAGGCTGTCGGGACTGAATTTAGAGATGCTATGACAGGAAACTGGTATAATACAAGTTTATCTGATGGGTTTTTCTCTTCCGCGAATATTCAAGCACTTCAAAATGGATTACGCGCAGGAGTATATAAAAGATCAAACGGACAATACTTAATCAGCGAACAAAACCCAGACGAATTAAAAATAATAATGAGAGGCATCTTCTTGCAAAATTCAAAAAATTTACCTACTAACATTCCATGCCAGATAGCGGACTTAAATAATTTAGTATTAAGTTATGCGGTAGGTCAAGTATACGGAGAAGCAGAAGGGTATATGAAGTACCAATATGACGCAAGTAATATGTATGAACCTATATCTAGACCAGTTCTATCCTATTCTAATGATAAACAACTGGAATTAAAAAAATGGTTTTAATTGTATACAAATGTTAATAATTAATAGTAGAATATTATTATTTATTTACTTTTAATTTTTAGGTTTTTCTTTTGAGGTACATCACTCATAGTGAGCTCACGATGTTGTTTGTACTTATTATAGGCAATTTGCAATTCATCCAGTTCTCGAAACCACATTTCTGTTTCTGTAGTGGTATTAAGGGTAGCCAACTCATCTGTTTTCTTATTTTTTTCAGTCAATAATTTACTCACGTTTTCTTCTGTTACAGAGTTCATAGGCAGTTTCACTAAATATCCATAGGTATCATCCTCTTCTAGCTTATCATATCCGCGTTCATCTAACAGTTCTACTACTTTAGCATTCGTTTTACCTCGCAAGTCGACTATACCCGATAACGTTTCTGTAATGAATTTAGCTTTATTGGTTAGTCGAATGGCTTGTGTTTCTAACTCTTTCAACAAATAATTTTTCCTTTCTACATATACTCTCTTTCTTACACTAATATAGTAATCCATAATATCTTGCGGGGTATCGAACTTCCTCAATTTCTCCGTTTCGTCAAACATATGCATATTAGTGATGGTTTGTGTTGTGTACAGTCTCAATAGTTTTTCCAGTCCATTACACGTATTCTCTTCGGTCTTAGACAATAACATTTGAATGTCTGATGCACGATTGAACGTGATGACAATATCTATTAATTTGTCGGTGCACATATCCACATACTGATTAATCATTCCATCACTTTTTTTCTTACCACCATTCTCTATCATTAATTTTTCTAAAAACTCTTTATAATCATCGGTCCACGTCCCTACAGGCAATTCTGTAATATGGACTGTATTGGATTGAACTGTGTATTTGCCTTTAATAATATATTTTTGTGGTGCTATCTGTTCGATAGCGCCTTTAAATCCTTCATAATAAGGGTCAAGTGTAATATGTGTTGCGTCTTCTCCTCGTAGTATACA